GGTGTAAACTTTTCAACAAAGTGGAATACTCCATTGGATAGATTAGATAGATTAGAACGTTCCGAAGAGTTATTTAAGAAAATTGGAATACCTTATTCTATTTATAATAGAGGATTGTATTTAGAACTAAAAGAAAAGTTACTTATTGAACAAAAAGAAGCAGAAGCTGAAAAAAGGAAACAAGAAGATGAAGCATTTTTCAATTTGTATCCTGATTTAAAGTTATTGTAAGTTATGAATAAGGTTTCCGAAATATTTTTAAGTTGGAGAAGAGCTGCAAATCCAACACCACAACAAACTATATTGGCGGCCAAACGATACACAATATGTCAAACCTGCCCATCCAAACAACCATCCGTTGTATTTACGGAAGTATGTGGTGAATGTGGGTGTCCATTGGGTAAAAAAATATTCACACCGGTAATGGACAGCTGCCCTTTAAAAAAGTGGAATAAAATAGAAAAATAAAAATTATGAAAATTTGTATAATATCCACCGGCCGTTCCGGTTCCACATCATTATATCAGCTGATAAAAAAGCATCTACCAATTGATTATTATACGATAACAGAACCATGGAATAAAGGTTGGAAAAGAAATAACGAATTAACCGGAACGGAGCTTGATATAATTTTAAAACACAATAATGTTTTTATAAAAACAATAGTAGGTCAGTTACCGGAAAACGAAAATATAAAAACTTTTGAAAATTGGTTGTTTACTTTTTTTGATAAAATAATATTATTAGATAGATTGGACGATATGTCACAAGTTGAAAGTATGGCCTGGCATGGATTATTTAATAGAGGCAAGTCTTGGCACGAAAAAGAATTTTACGATTTAGAAAAAATTCCCAAAGATGTAATTGATAAACAGAAGTCTACCCTTAATGATAGAAAAAATATCATTAACGACTATTCAATTCAATATAATAAAAAAATATACTATTATGAAGATATTTTTATTTATCATAGTATGGGTGTAATAAACGAAATATTTGATTCATTGGGGTTAAAATTGAATGAAAAATATTTAGTTGAATATGTGATTTCAAAAGAAAAAAAAGTTAGAATCAATAAAGATGAAATTAAATTAATATAAAATTTTTATGATTGATATTAATCCGGCATATAAAAAAATTCTACAAGAATTATACGATATTACGAAAGGAAATATTGTTATAGGTGGTTCTTTAAGTCTTAAATTGAGAGGTATCATTGATAGAGAAATAAACGATATAGATGTGAGTTTATCCGAATCGGATTGGTTAAAATATAAATCAATATTAAATAAAAATTTTAAATTTTATTCCCCCACACTAATTATTAATAAAGACAATACTCAAAATAATACTATATTAACATGCTTACCAAAAAATAAAAATAATCAATTTCATTTATTTATTAATCATATTGATTTTCCGTATGAAACAATGATAATAAATTCTATAAAGTATAAACTTATATCGGAACAATTTATATTAAAAGATAAAATGTGGATATTGGAAAACAAACATCATCCTGAATTCGATAAGCACAATAAAGATGTTGAAAATATCAAAATTTGGATAAATAAATTATAACATATGCAATTTGAAGAAATAAAAATAAACGAAGAAGCATCATATTTTAAAACAAAAATTGAAAATATTAATTTTGAACAATTAATAAAAGACATTCAATTGAATTGTGAGATTAATAAATCAACAGGTAGAGGAAAAGCTGCAGCACATATTAAAGCAGAGAGAACAATAGGAACACAATCCCAAATAATCATCCAAACGGTTACATTATTAGACATATATGATAAAATTATGAATAAAATTTTTAATTTGCTTAATTATAATGGGGAAAATATGTATCCATATTATTCTGTCAATTGGGCTTATATTTCTGACAAATTTGAACATATTTCATACTATCACCACCATATAGAAAGCAATCACACTGTAAATGTAAAAATGGATTGGACATTTGTTTATTATGTACAAATGCCAAATAATTTAAAAAATAACGAAGGAAAATTGTTTTTTAAAACAGAAAATGGTTTTGAGACTGGTATTTTACCTGAAGTAGGGGATTTACTTTTATTTTCAAGTAAACTATTACATAAACCGGAAATCGCACCAAATTCGGAGTTAGAAAGAATAGTTTATGCAGGTAATTTTGTGAAATTAGACTATGAAACCGATTATCTAAAAAAGAAAAAAACAATTATTTAAATAGAATAATAAGTATACTTATATTTATACTAAAACAAAATAGAATATGAAATCAGTACTAATTGGCTCGGATTTTTTAAAATTAGAAAATGAAATAAAGTTTTTAGAAATAAATACCGATATCGATTTATTTAAAACCACATCACAATTTTTAGAATTGGGTAATTTAATAACATATATGAAAGACAATTCGTATATTAAATTAGTACTTATATATAAAACAAAACATATTTCTAAATTCGTTGTTGATTTATTTGAATCAACCTGTTCAAATAATGATATAATTTTAGAAAAAATAGTAATACCACCCAACGCCATTAGTATACCCAGTATTTCCGAAGAACCCAATGTATTTTATTTAAGATGTGCTTACGATGTTACTGCTATTGTTGATGATATGTATTGTAGAGATAAATCAGAAATGGTAAAATTACTATTTGAATCAAATAATCAGGATATTCTACCAAAAACATATGTAATTAATTCAAATGACGATATTGTATATGATAATTTTACCGAATTATCTGATAATGGTATGAATCCAAATACAATAGTAAAAAAGATTATTCCAGATTTTACAAAAACAGAATTTCCTGCTTTTTATAAAATAAACTCAACCGAAGAATTATCAAATCTTAAACAATCACTACCATCCGATGTTTTAGTTCAAGACTATAAATTTAATAATAATAATATAGTAAATGGTAGAATCTCAGATGTAATTAGAACTTGGACTATATTACTTTCTGATTTAGAAACAATTATCGATTTGGGAGGATGTGTTTATCAAAATGTTATACCATTAAATTCAAGTGAAATTACATACACATACAATAAATTGGATAAAAAATGGAGAAATATGTATTTTACCAATCCAGTCACTTTTGAGGGTGTGCCATCGGATTATAATGTCATTAAAATTGAAAATAATGAAGAAATTGTGGTGGATGTTTCTACATTAGTTGTTGGAGATGTGGTAAAATCGGCACATTTAGTTGGATTAGAACAAGACGAATCTTCTATTGTCCACACCGAATGGACATCTTCTTTATCTCTAATGGAATTAATGCAATACTCCACAGGTTCCGTAATTACTAAATATGATAAAATGTATGAAGGTTGGGTTTCAAAAATTAATTTTGAATATGAAACCACTTCAGGTAGTTTTATAACTACAAATTCGGAAGTTTTATTAATAAAGGAAGATACTGGTACTATAAGATTTAAAAAAATCTACGATATTCAAAATACCGATTCAGTAGTTATATCAAATCAAATTGCTGCCAATGTGACATCAATTGATTTAGAATGGTATAGTGGTAGTATAACATCAATTAACATCGAACCAGATGATGTTTTTATTGCGGGTACCGATTTAAATGGTGTAAGTTCAAATATAATGGGAAACATTTTTACAATCCATAATGAAGGTTTCTTTAAATAATAAATAAAAATAAAATAAATGTCAAATTTAATAACAGGACCCACTCCAATGGCCATTCAAACAGCTGACAAAGTCGCGTGTATACAAATACTACAAACTATATTTTCTAGTATAAAATCTGCACACACATAATTTTTTTAAATGAATAAGTTATGGACATTTGGTGATAGTTTTACATGGGGTTATGGGTGTAAACAGGATAATATCAAAGAATCTGGTGGATATCGAAATACTTTTAAAAATTATTTAGACACTTCTAAATTAATATGGCCTGAAATAGTAGGTTCAAAAATCGATTTAGAAGTATCCAATCACGCACGTAGTGGTGCAACTAATGATTATATTTTAGATACAATATTAAAGAATTTTGTTAATTTTAAAAAAAATGATATTGTAGTTATACAAATCTCATCATGTGGTAGATATAATTTTGCAATTCCTAAAAAAAAAGGTTTATTGGGTGATGTGGAAATGGAAATGTGGGATGAAATATATAGCCCTGATAACAAATCACTATACTATTTACATCCAGTATTTGCGAATCGTTTTATCAAAGATTACGAAAAAGGAGGAAGATTGAGCTTAATAGCCATTTCACACCTATCAGATTCGGAAAAACCCCCCAATAACTTAATTTTAAACAAAAAAAAATATGAATTAATTAGAGATTTTTTCTCAGAATTCATATCAACGGAAAAATATTACGATAGAGAAATATGGAGATTTATACAAATTGGAAATATTTTAACATTTTTAGGAATTAATGTTTGTATGATTCATTTGGATAGATGGTCACTTAATACTGAAAAACCGGAATATCTAATTTCAGCATCCGACGATGGATTGGGAAACGAAATTAAAAACAAAGGACTTTCTATATTTAAAGATACCAATGGTATGATAAATGATTATCATCCAAGTTATTCCGGACATGAATACATCGCAGAAGAAATCATAAAATATTTAAAAAAAAATAATATTATTTAAATGGAACATTTTTATCAAAATTTAGGTGAAGATTATTTTAGTTATCCAAATTTATATAAAGAAATGGTAGATAGAAGCCCAATCGATGCTACCTCACATTTTGTAGAAGTTGGTTGTCATAAAGGAAGAAGTGCTAGTTTTATGGGTGTTGAAATTATCAATTCAAATAAAAAAATTAAATTTGATTGTGTTGATTGTTGGCTTCGTAATGAAATTTATAATGAATTCATTGATAATATAAAACCAATAAAAGATATTATAAATGTCTATAAAGAATATTCAATAAATGCAAGTAAGCGTTATTCGAATAATAGTTTAGATTTTGTTTTTATAGATGCATTACATGACTATGCATCGGTATTTGACGATATAACACATTGGTATCCAAAAGTAAAAGAAAATGGAATAATTGCAGGACATGATTTTTGGGTAAACAAAGGTCATATCAAATGTTTACCAGGAGTGGTTAACTGCGTTACCCAAATATTCAAAGATGATTTTATAACCACCGAAGAGGGATGTTGGATTCATACAAAAAAGAAAAATACAATAATATCAATGATATGATATACAAAACAAAATAGTCATGAATAAAATATGGGGTTTTGGTGATAGTTATACGTTTGGACATGGGTGCAGACCAGATGGCCCCAATCCTGAATATTATTACAATTATAAAAAAGAAGATGATAAAATTTGGTTAGATTGGTTGGGTAGTTATATGAAGATGAGACCAATTAATTTTGGTGAATGTGGTTCCAGTAATGATAGTATTTTTGATAGGATAATTGAAAATTGGCATAATATTAAAAAGGATGATATTGTAATCATAGGTATTACATTCCATAGTAGATTCGATGTTCCTATACATAATCAATTAAGTCCATTTCTTTGGGCTCATAAATATTGGCTTGAACACGGCAAAATACCAGCCCACTATAAAATTACAGAAAAAGAAGTTGAAACTGTAATAAATTTTAAATATTATTTTTCAAATCATGAATTATACAAACAAAGACAACTTAAAAGATTTCATTTTATAGAACGACTTTTAAAGGAAAAAAATATAAAATATTTAATATGGAATGTAAATGAGTATGTGGAATTTGATTCAATACATACGATTAAAGAAGATACAAATGGTTTAATAGATGACCTCCACTTTTCCTTCACAGGTCATCTGAATTTTGCAAATATAATTCATAAAAAACTAACAACTACCAATATAATATAATATGAAAATTTGTATACTATCATTCGGAAGAACAGGGTCTACATCATTATTTAGAGCGATTTTTAAACATTTAGGCCAAGACTTTTATTGTGCATGTGAACCATTTAACTATGGGGCACTCAAATTTGGTGAAAAAGATGAAAATGCGTTTGACCAGATATGTAATGAAAATAATGTTTTTATTAAAACTCATATTCATCACCGACCAAAAGGCAAAAGTATTGAGTTTATGCACGAATGGATTTTTAATTTTTTTGATAAAGTAATTTTATTGGATAGAAAGGATACTATTGCATTAACAGAAAGTCATGCATATATGAAGTATTCAAAAACCAAAGACTGGCATAGTAAACAATTTTATGATATTTCCACAATCCCAACAGAATTTATTAAAGAATGGGAAACACGAATAGGTGATTATAAAAAAACAATAAATGAGTTATCAATTAAATATGATAAAAAAATATACTATTATGAAGATATTTTTTTAGATAAAAATATGGAAATTATTAATGAGATTTTTAATTATATTGAAATTAAACCAAATTTTAAAATAATAGAAAATGACATTTTATCCGATAATAACAAAGTAAGATTAGAAAATATAAAATCATTAATATAATGAAAAATAAAAAAGGTTTTTGTGTTGCACCATTTAGAAATGCAGAATTTCTAACATCAGGTGAAGTTTGGCAATGTGTATCAGGTGGATGGAATGAGGAGGAAAAAAGATGGATAAATGCATGGATAACATCAGGTCCAGCAGGTAATGTATTAAAAGATGACTGGGATAGTATTTGGAATAGTGCCACCGCTCAGAAATTAAGAGAATCGATGCATGATGGTAGTATGAAATATTGTGATGAAAAAGAGTGTGGATTTTTACATAGATGGAATAGAGAAGAAATAACGGATGATGTTTATGATAATGGATATTTTCCAATATTTGATGAATCTACTTTTCACAAGCTTTGGAACAATAAAACAATCAATCCAACGGGAGAGGAGAAGTATAAAAAAATAATTGATGAGAAAATAACCGATTTAGAGTGGGGCCCGGAATGTGTAATATTTTCACATGATAGAAGTTGTAATTTAAAATGTCCATCTTGCAGGCCTGACTTTATTCAAAGTAGTGGTGAAGAACGAAAAAATTCAGAAAAAATACAAGAAAAGATATTAGACTACGCATTAAACGATGCAAATGAATTATACATTACTGCAAGTGGTGATGGTTTTGGTGGAGAGTTTTGGAGAAATCTATTAAAATCAATTACGATGGAAAAATATCCAAATACTAAAAATTTACATTTACATACAAACGCGAATGGTTGGACAGAAAAGATGTGGAATTTTTTAAGTAATCTACATTCAATACCAAGAATAACTGCAGAAATTAGTATAGATGCATGTACGAAAGAAACATACGAACAAATTAGATTGGGTGGAAAGTGGAATATTTTATATAATAACTTACATTTTATATTTACAAAAATACCAAATTTAGATTTTGTTAGATTAACATTTGTTGTACAAAACAATAACTATTTTGAAATGTGTGGGTTTGTAGAAATGGCAGACTACTTTCAAACGATGAATGGTATGAAAACGGAAGTTAATTTTATACATATAAATAATTGGGGTACATTCAATGAAGGTCAGTTTAATATAAAAAATATGGCAAATCACTCTCACCCAGAATATAATATGTTTTTGAATGAAGTGACTAAATTAAAAAAGTTAAAAGAATATTATCAAAACTTACAAATCTTTACAAATTTTTAAATATGAAAGAAATAATATTAAACAATGAAACAAAGATATATGTTGCAAAAATTAAAAATTACAATAAAGAAATACTATTAAAAGAATTTAAAACAAATTTTCAATTTAATAGTTCTAAAGAAAAGGAACACAATGGAACATCAGGTAAATGTGGAACATCGGGTAAACAGAGTATCGTTGTGGTACAATCCAATGAAATTAATAATTTAAAAAAACAATGTATTAATTATATTGAAACAATATCGGTTAATAAAAGTGGGTTGGCATATAATCAGAATTGGATTTACATAAACGATAAAGACACCAATAATATATTTTTTCATAACCATCTTAAAAATAAAGAAATAACATTTTTAAAAAATGAATGGACATATACATTTTATTTACAAATGCCAAATAATTTAGAGGGTGATGATGGATATCTTTTGTTTAAAACAAATGATGGTGTCATTCACAAAATATTACCAGAAGAGGGTGACATTATCATATTTCCCGCATATTTATTACACACACCAACTTTAGCCATCAATTCAACAAACGAAAGAATTGTTTTTGGTGGAGTTTATAGTAAAATAGATAGTGATACCACACATTTAAAAGTCACAAAAAGCATTATTTAAATATGAAAATATTAAACCATACAGGACATAGAACTGGTTCCAAGTCATTTGGTGAATGGTTATCTTTTGAATTAAACCTACCATATTACCATGAACCATTTGATGTAAAATCTGATATTAAAAACTTTTCAATAGAAGAAACTCGTAATGGCATAATTAAAATATCACCGACTGATGGGTTTAGTTATGAAAATTTAAAAGAACTATTTGATAAAAGAATTATATTATATAGAGAAAATACTAAAGAACAAGCCGAAAGTGCTCTTTGGGCATATGAGAAACAATTATGGCATCATGATTGGTATAAAGCTACGGAAAACTCTAAGTTTACAAATGCACACTATATTATACCACAAGAATGGTTAGATAAAAATGCAGAATCAATTAAAATTTTAGAAACTCGCTTAGAAAAAGAAAATGAAGAATTAAAATTATTGAAAGATTGTTTACATATAACGTATGAAGAACTATATTATTCCAATGAGGGTATTAAAAAAACGGAGGATTATATAGGATTTAAATCTAAATCAAAGTTTAGTAAAATAGATAAACTTAGAAATGTGACATTTAAACATACATTGATATAAGTTTAATATAAATTTGGTAATGTCAAATATTTGTCGTATATTGGAGTATTATAAACAATTAAACTCTAAAAGATGAAACAAAAGACAGAACAAGAATTAAAGCAAAACTACGATAAGTTTATTGCAATAATCAAAAAATATTTTAAAGGTGAAAGATTGGAGAAATTACTCCATATGTATTCCGAAGAAGAATTGGGTGTTAACCTTACACTATCTGCCGCATCTGGCTCAAAACACTACCATAACGCATATATAGGTGGGTATATAGACCACATCTTTAATGTATGTAAGAACGCTCTTAAAATGAGAGACCTGTTCGTAACGCAGGGTGGAGAGATAGATTTTACCGAAGAAGAATTGATATTTAGTTGTTTACATCATGACTTAGGAAAGTTGGGTGTTAAAGGTGAACTACATTATTTACCAAATCAGGAAGAATGGTCTCAAAAGAAATACGGAACTTTATTTGTTCGTAATGAGAATATCCCATATATGACCCTAACCGATAGAACTTTCTTTACATTGAACCACTATGGTATTCAGTATAATGAGAAAGAATACTTTGCAATCAAACTTACTGATGGCATGTATGATGAAGATAATCAAAAGTATTTAGCAGGTCACGACTTAAAGAAACAATTGGTTTATAAGTTACAATTTATTATGCATTGGGCCGACCATATGTCGACAATCATTGAAAGACAAGATAACATAATGTAATGACATTTTGTCAATAAAAATAATTTGGTATAGTAATTGAACTATATAGAGTATTATTAACTAAAAAACATTTATATTATGTACATGATTGAATTCGACAGATTGTTTGAAGAACTTTTTAGAGTTGATACACCAAAAACAACAACATATGTTCCTTCAAAATTCGCAGTAGACATTAAAGAAGATACTGCAACATTAGCACTATCCGTAATAGGACATGACCCCAAAGATATTGAAATCAATTGCTTTGAGGACAAGATTGAAATTAAAGCTAAAAAAACACAAGAGGACAAAGAAAGCCCTTTCAATCAATTAATTTCAGACATCGAAGAAAGAATTACCGTAGGTAAAAACTTTGATGGCAGAAAAGCAAAAGCTGAAATTAAAAATGGTATTCTCTTAATTACTATTGAAAGAAAAGAAGAGTCCAAACCAAAAAAATTAACCCCGAAATTAGGTTAATTCAGTTATTTTTCGTATATTGAAAAGGTAGAAGATTAAACACTTCTACCTTTTTTATTACAAATAAATACTTATTACTATGATATACAACGAAAAAATACAAAACCTTTTGGAATCTTTAGACGGAAAATTAAGGATTTTACAGAACGGAATTACCGGTGCACAAAATATGACACCATCAGAAGCACACACTACGTTGGAAGATGCAAGAAAGATTGTAGAACGTGTTGCAGAATTAACCAGAATAAATCGATAAATGAATTGGCTTAAATATTTAGTCGGATTTTCTGCACTAATTATTGCCGGATGTGCAGCTTACTTCTCCGTAACGGGTTTGGGTGTTCTATTTAGTGGAGCAGCCGTATCGGTTATGGTAATGGCGGGTGCATTGGAGTTTGCTAAATTAGTTGCTGCAACTTATCTTAAACAAGAGTGGGAAAACATTAAGGGATTTAATAAGTGGTATTTGACCTCTGCCGTTGCATTATTGATGTTAATCACTTCCGCAGGTATATTTGGATATCTTTCAAATGCATTCCAATCTCAGTCCTTAAAATTGCAACAGGTAGATAGAGAGGTTTTAGTCTATACTACAAAAATTGACCAAAATACTACACAAATTACTCAATTAAACACACAATTGGGGCAATTATCCTCAACCCAATCAACAATTTTAGACAAAGGTAAGGTAAATTCTCGTCTCTTACGTTCAATTGACCAAAAAGACAGACAAACTGCTCAAATTAACAAAAAAATTGAAGGTTTACAAATAGAAAATGCTAAAAATAACGAAAAAATCAATGAAATTAAGACCTCAAACTTAGATTTGGAGAAAGAAGTTGGTGGTTTTAGATTTATTGCAGAAGCATTTGGTATGGAATTGAAAAATGTAGTAAAATTCTTTATATTTTTGATTGTAATAGTGTTTGACCCATTAGCAGTTGCTCTAATTATCGCATTTAACGGATTGATTGGAGATAAAAAGAAAAAACAAAGAGAGATTTTAACCGAAATTATGGAAAGTGACGAAAAATTGGGATTATACGAAATATATGGTGACAAAAATGAGATTATAGAGGAAAATATTGTTAACGAAACTGAAAAAAATGAGATTAACGAGAAAAAAGAAATTGAACCTATTGAGTCTAATGATGTTGTGGTTGATGATACATCTGATATTGGGAATTTAAAGTGGGAAGAATATATGCATCCGGAATTTCCTTGGAATAAAAGAAATTTATGGATAAATAACCCAAAGGCCGTTAATTATTGGTTATCAACTAAGGGTGGCAGTGTTAGAGAGTTATCTAGACTAAGAAATGAAAATGAGAATATTAAAACTTATTAATATTTGGTAAATTAGAATTATTTTCGTATATTAGAAATACGAAATTATAATTTATGAAAAAATATGCATTATTCATCGGAAGATGGCAAACATGGCACAAAGGACATGAGTGGTTAATCAATCAACAATTAGAAAACGGAAAGAATTGTTGGGTTGCTATTAGAGATGTACAAAAGGATGAAAATAATCCAAAATCAGCACAAGAAGTATTACAAGAATTACAAAACGAACCCTTTTTTACAAACAATTGGGATAAAATCCTCCTTTCAATTATTCCAGATATTGAATCCGTAAATTATGGTAGAGGTGTGGGTTATGATGTAATATATCACGAACCACCAAAAGAAATCGAAAAAATTAGTGGAACTGCAATTAGACAAAAATACATTGACTCAAATGGTGATGTCATTGTTTATAATATAGAAAAAGAAAATGATAGTAGAGCGTAAAAGACACATTGCTAAAACTATTTCATATCGTATTGTATCAACTTTAATTGGATTTGGTATAATGTGGTGGGTAAGTGGTGATATTAAAGTAGGTGCAGCATTTGGTATAGCAGAATTAGTATACAAACCTATTCAGTATTATCTACATGAAAGAATATGGTATAAATTTATAAAATACGGAATTAAAAAATAAAAAATGAAATTAATAGTAGACAAAAATCAATTAGGATTAGAAACAAAAGAATTTAGAGAATATCTAAAAACACCTACACCTAAAACAGAAATTACACAACAAGAATCGGATGAGTTGAGAATACAATTAACCGAAGCTATGATAAAGCATCCAGGATTAGGAATTTCCGCAACACAAATTGGAATTAAAAAAAGAGCATGTTTAATTCAGTTTGGTGACGAAGAATTATTTTTAGTAAATCCAATTATTAAAGAAAAGTCAAAAGAAGGATTCTTATTCTTTGAAGGATGTTTATCAATTCCATCAACTATTGAAAGACCTGTTAGAACTATTAGAGCTTCCAAAGTTATTGTAGACACCGATAATTTAGGTGAGTTAACATTTGAAATTAATCCTGATGGAGATAAACAAAATGAATCAATTTCAAAAGAAACTATGATGACCGTAATTGTTCAACACGAAATAGACCATTTAGACGGATTTACAATTAAAGATAGAGTATACAACACACAGGTTGTTAAAAAGGTTGATTTTGGTAGAAATGATAAAATTGTAATGAAATCGAAAGAAGGTGAAATGGTTGAAGTTAAATTCAAAAATGCAAACAAATATTTTTTACAAGGATACGAAATCGTTTAATTATGTTATATACAATAATATCAATATTATCAGTATTAGTAGTTGCATTATCATTTGCAATTTATAATCTTTTAAATAAATTAGAAAAATACGAAGATATCATTGAAGAAAATGATATTTTTTTACAAACGGAGTTGGAAAGAAACGAAGCATTACTGGAAGTATTACGATTGATAGATAGTCGTGAAATGTTTGAGAAGGATGATGAAGTAGGTTCTATATTTTATCAAATTAAAGAAACTATCGAAAAATTCAAAACAAAACAAAATGCCAATTAGAAAAAAAAGAGGGCCGAATAGACAATACTTTTCAAAGGATACCGAAGATGCAATAATTGAGTATAATCTAACCGATGACCAATATATTAAAGATAAATTATATAGAGAAAGAATTGCATCTGCATTTGATAAACTGGCAGAGATAGTTTATAATAAATGGAAATTCACTTACTTTGATGATGACCCAAAGGATGTAATGGCGGAAGTTGTTGCATTTATGATTGAAAAAATTCATATGTATAAAGCCGGAAAGGGTAAAGCTTTTTCTTATTTTACTATTGTTGCAAGAAACTACCTTATTTTAAATAATAATGCAAATTACAAACGATATAAAGATACCGATGTAATGTCTGGCCTACCCGAATCATTTGATACTGAAAATAATTTTAGAGAAGAGGAGAGAAATGATGAACATAGAACATTTAATATTAGAATGTTGCAATATTGGGATAAACATTTAGAAAATTACTTCCCAAAGAAAAGAGATATGCAAATAGCAGATTCAGTATTAGAATTATTTAGAAGAGCAAATTATATAGAAAACTTTAATAAAAAATCATTATATTTACTTATTAGAGAAATGACAGGTCACCCTACTCATTATATTACCAAAGTTGTCAACAAAATGAAAGAAAGACAAATGGAATTATATAATGAATTTGACAAATATGGTGATATAAAAATTTAAGTATGATACAATTAGGTCTATCAGGATTTTATCATGATTCAGCTGCAGCAATTGTAATAGATGGTAAAGTAATATGTGCAATTGAAGAGGAGAAACTATCCGGTGAAAAACATGATAGTTCTTTTCCGTTTAAAGCAATCCAATGGTGCTTGGAATATACAAAAATAACAATTGATGAAATTGATATGATTTGTTGGTATGAAAATCCGAACGATAAATATGAAAGAGTTAGACAAACTATTGGAAAATGGGGTGGTTTAAGATTTCCACAAAAATGGAGAAAATTTAATAAAAGGTGGAATGAAACTGAGGGTAATTTAAAAGGAATATTGAAATCTATTGGATATGAAGGAATTATTACTTATACACAACATCATTTATCACATTTAGCACTATCTTACTACACATCACCATTTGATAACGCAATCGGATTATCAATCGATGGTGTAGGTGAATTCCATACCATACACTCTACAATGTGTGATGACAATGGGTTTCATAAAATACAAACATTACAATTTCCACATTCTTTGGGTTTGATTTATTCAGCATTTACTGCTTATTTAGGATTTAAACCAAACGAAGGTGAGTATAAAGTAATGGGATTGGCACCATATGGTGACAAACAAAGGTATCATACTATATTTGATAAGGTTGCAACAATCGGTGGTGAATTTGATATTGTAAAAATTGATATGAAGTATTTTACATGGGAAACATCGGATACCGATATGTTCAATGATAAGTTAATTGATTTAATTGGATTCCCACCAAGATTTAAAGATGAACCAATCGAACAACATCATAAAGATTTGGCAGCATCATTACAGGGGTGGTATGAAAGTGCTTTATATTTTACTATTAATAGAATCACTAATATATGGGATAGTGAGAATTTGGTATTGGGTGGAGGTTGTGCATACAACGGAACCGCCAATGGTAAAATCAAAACATATACTTCAATTAAGAATGTATGGATTCCATTTGCACCATCGGATGCGGGCTCTGCAATCGGAGCTTGTTTATATCAACATCATATTGTATTAGGTAATTCAAAAGTAAAAGGTGGTGATAATCAATCTCCATATTTAGGCCCTGATTTCGGTGATTCGGAAATATTGAATACTATTAAAGGTGATAATGAATTAACGATTAAAATTATTAGAAATAGAGAAAGTTATTTAAAAACTATTGCAAAGTTAATTGAAGAAGGTAATATTGTTGGGTGGTTTATTGGCAGAACCGAATTTGGTGCAAGAGCATTGGGTAATCGTTCTATATTAGCTAATCCACATTTAGCGGATGTTAGAGATAGAATTAATAAGGTTGTCAAAAAGAGAGAAATGTTCAGGCCATTCGCTCCATCGGTTACAATTGAAGATTATCAAAAGTATTTTCTATCGGAAGAGGATGTTCCATATATGAATCAGGTTGTCAAAGTTAAAAAAGATGTAAACATTCCGTCAGTAACCCATATTGACAATTCTGCAAGGATACAGACACTTAAAAGAGAAAGTAATCCACTTTATTACGACTTACTAAAAGAGTTCGAAAAACTAACAGGAACACCCATTCTATTGAATACATCATTTAACTTAAAAGACCACACAATGACCAATGACCCACAAAAAGCAATTTGGACATTAAAGAATTGTGATATGGATTATTTGGTTATGGGTAACTATATTATCAGTAAATCTAATAAGTAAATAATTATTAGTATATAAAACACAATTATGAGTTCAGAATTTCAATTATTTGATGGTAAAAACTTATCATCATTATTTAAAGATATATACGAAAACCAACAAAACAAAAAGAAAAACATTTCAGACCTAATAGAGTCATTGAGAAAATTAATTCGTAATGTTGGTGAGGCAACAGTTATAGCTCCAATTATAAAAGACTTAATTGAGGTATCGGTTAAAAACGATGACCACTTAATTAAACTTGCAACAATTGCACAAAGATTAGCAGCAGCTGAAGCTAAAGGTATTGGTGAAGATGGCTGGTTAAGTGAAAATGAAAAAGCTCAACTACTTGCAGATATGGAAGATACTATAAATGCGGTTGAAGAAAAAGCTAAAGAACAAATGACGGATATTCAAATAGAAATAGAAGAAATTAAAACTAAATTGTAATGACCGAAGTAAAATCATTTTTAGCCATTGTCAATAATGTTTATCCTACAAATTCTAAATTTTTTACAAAAGATGAAGAGGATGTGGTTTCTATACATAATGATAATAAAGATTTTTCGGATTTAGATACCAGAATGTATGGTGCAATAACTTATGAATTTGAAGATACTTTTGAAACGGATGATTATGCATTTCCATTTGACAAAAATAATTTTACATTTCCAATAAAGGGTGAAACGGTTGTTATATTTAAAATGTTTAATCAGACATTTTGGTTACCATATACCAATACACCATATTCAAATTATAGAAGAGATGAAGTAACTTATACAGCAACTAGGCCGGTTGATACACAGGGAGATTCCAAATCCGGACAATCTTTATCCAATACTTCAAAAACAGGAGGTACAACCAATTCTGGCAAAACTAAAAAGAATGATATTGGTTATGAAATAAATGAAAAGATTAAATTTTTAAATCCAAAACAAGGTGACACCATTATAAGTGGTAGAGTTGGTAATACAATTCGTTTTAGTGAATTATATTTGACGGAAGATGGTAAAACATCATCACCTGGTATATTCATTCGTAATAAACAAAATCCAGATTTAGATTCTAAAAAAATTGGTGAATTGGTTGATGAGGACATAAATAAAGATGGTACATCAATTTACATTACATCAAATAAAATAAAAGTACCATTTAAAGAAAATATA